AGTGACGGTATACGACTAAGCCGTAGTAATGGTCTTGGGACTTTCACCCAGTGGGTTAGTGGCGCATCCGCTTGGAGTCTCGGCTACTCTAATCCAGCTACTGCCGACCCTACTACAGCTGCCATGACTGTACTGAATACTGGTGCAGTGCTGGTAGGTAAGACCGACGTTAGCACTAATGTAAACGGACTGCAGTTCGACACATTAACCGGATGTGGTCGGATAATAGCCTCTAAGTCCGAATCAGGTACTCGAGATTCGCTGATGAACTACCACAACTTCACTTACGTCGGTGGGGTTAGGTACACAGACACAGCAACCTCGTTCCCTACGTCATCAGATGAGCGCCTGAAGGACAACATCGTAGATGCCCCTGCTGGTAACATCGACGACCTCAAGGTTCGATCATTCGACTGGAAGTCTAACGGTGAGCATCAGGAATACGGCTTCGTGGCTCAAGAGCTTGAACCTGTAGCACCCTACGCTGTAAGCAGCTGCGGTACTGAAGACGCTATGTTGGCGGTGGACTACAGCAAGCTTGTACCTATGCTGGTCAAAGAGATACAAGACTTAAAAGCCGAAGTAGCGGCACTCAAAGGAGCATAAAGAATGACAAAAATTATATGGACAGTTTCATCCCTAGACTACGAAGTATCTAAAGATGGTCTAGACAACGTAGCCACTGTAGCCCATTGGCGCTGTACAGGTGTAGATGCAGACGGTAACGTAGGTTTGGTTTACGGCACCAAGGCGTTGCCAGAGCCTTCTTCGGATAACTTCATGCCTTGGGACAGCATCACTGAGGAAACTGTATTAGGCTGGCTCGTAGCTGAGATGGCTACAAACAAGATGGACGACACGCCTTCTGAGCAAGAGTCTATAGAAGCCTCTGTACAGGCGCAGATTGATGAGAAAGCCAATCCTACTCGTGGCACAGGCGCTCCTTGGGCAGCATGAAACTCTTGGCAGCTCTAGTACTCGTGTTACTCTGTGGATGCTCAGGCACACTACGAGAGAAATCTACGGTGTGCTTGGGGTTCTGTTCGCACACTGAAATTGAAACTGAGACTCAAACAAAGGACATTAAAAAATGAAGGCATTAACTTTCCTATTAGTTTTAGTTGCTTTTACTGCGTCTGCTGCTGAACTTTACTTAGAGGACGGTACAGTAATTAACTTGCCTGTAGGTTCTAAGGTTTATGTTAATGATAATACTGTATGGTCGTTTACTAGGTTTGATGAAGGCGGCTTCGACATTCGACCTTTGACGCCTCTGGTAGAAGTAACAGAAGTTTGTCAAGACTCAGGGTTTACCTTTGGTGGTGGCTCTGTTGTTTGCACAGAAGAGGTGGTTGTAGAAGAAGAATCAGAAGAAGCCTGTGATGGGTTTACCTTTGGCGGCTCTGGTGATTGTTAGTCGTGGAAGTGAGTGAGTTCAGAATAGAGCGCATGGAAAAGGCTTTGGACAAAGTGTGCGAGGCCGTTAGTCAGATTGCTGTAGTTGACGAAAGGCTCTTATCGTTACTCAACAGAATGGAGCGTTTTGAGAAGCGCCTCGACGAGCAAGAAGATAAAGTTATTGAGTTGTCAGAAGATGTCATTCTTAACTCAAAGCTAATAAAGACTAGCGAAAGATTCTTTTGGATAGGTGTCAGTGCCGTGGCGTCGTTTGTTGTTTACATGGTGCGTTAATGCTAGAACTATTGATCGGACCAGTTACATCTCTACTTGATAAGTTCATCCCTGACTCAGATGAAAGGAATAGGCTTGCCCATGAAATATCTACAATGGCTGAAAGACACGCTCAAGAGTTGGCTAAAGCCCAGATTGCGGTTAACAAAGAAGAAGCTAAAAGTTCTTCTCTCTTTGTTTCTGGGTGGCGTCCAGCGGTTGGGTGGGTTTGTGTCAGCGGAATGGCATTTAATTTTATCTGCGTCCCTCTTGGGAATTTTACCCTTACTCTATCTGGTGTGGATGTTTTTTTGCCGTCCTTGGATTTGAGCCAGATGATGCCAGTGCTTATGGGCATGTTGGGCTTAGGAGCTATGCGTTCCTTTGAGAAAGCCAAAGGCTGTGCGAGGGATAAGTAATGGCATATAATCCTGACTGGGAACCTATAAGAAATAAGCTAATGAACGCTTACGCTAATACGTGGGCGGATTTATTTGAAGACGCTGTTAATGTAGCTTATGGTACTCAGAATGCGTCTATTGATACAAGCTATCAACCCGGATTCTTAGCTAGCCTATATGCCTCTGGAGACCTAGATGCTCAGACTCTTGCGTACTACATAGATTATGTGGATCCGCAAGGTAACTTGTTTATGAGCGTTCTTAATCAAATGGGTGTTTATGACAAGTTTGCTAAAGAGTTGTTTGATACGAAGTGGACTGAAGACGCTGAATACAACATTAGTTACTGCGAAGAGAACGGCTGTCGTGATGAAGCTATGCAGCGTTTCTACGACAAATGGAAAGCCTCAGGCGAGCCTACTACTAAAGATGGTATGTTGTCTGACGAACAGTATGACGAATGGTTAGCAGAGCAGCCTGTAGATCCGGGTCCTGAGCCTCCTGTTGATCTTTATCAAGCAGTCAAAGATGCCGCAGGGATTGAAGACCTTACTGACGAAGACATAGATGTTGTACAAAGTATAATAACAAAAGTTAAAGGTGCTGTACCTACCGATATAGAATCTGCTCAAGAACTCATAGTAGATATATTAAAATCTACTGTTATAGGTTCTGCAATAAAAGATTGTCAGACTTGGACAGGCCAAGTAGAAGACCCAGAAACTTCTGAGATATACGATGGTTGGCAAGATTGTGTTAATGTAGGAGCTGTTTTATCAATACCCGGACTTGACATTCCTATGCCTCCGGGCATGGTTGATTTGTCTGTAAGAGACTTAATTGTACTTGTTCAGGACGCCGGAGAATCCTTTGAGGACTTTATTCAAGACCCTACAGGGTGGCTAGAAAATAAAATAGAAGAAGCAGCACAGGCTGTAATGGACGCTTGGGAAGGTATAACAGACCCTAAAAGCTCTAACGGTTTGTTTGATATTCTTGTAGACTGGGGGGGCGATGTACTAGCCGGTGTAATCTTTAGTCAAGTTAAAGATCAGATAGATACTGAGAATCCTTTCCTGTTAGTAGAGGGCGACTGCCTTACAGACTCAGCGTACAGGGAAAAAAACCCTGACGAGTGCCAACAGTTTTTAGTAGACTGTAGCGCACAGTTTGGTAAAACAGGCGGTTTCGTACCTTCAGCAGCCGAGTGTGGAACTTGTGAAGACCCTGACTTTACTCCTACGGGGCCTGACGGCGCGTGTGTAGACCCAGACCCTAATGACTGCGCGGGACAGAAGAAGACTCTTAATAGCGATGGAACTTGTGGTGAATGTTTAGATACATCCCAGAAGGATTTTGGTCAAGGCTGTGTAGCTGTTTGTCAGTACGACGAAAACCTCCCAGCAGACTCTCCTGACTGTAAGGAACCTTGGACTGACGACGGGCCTACTGAGGGCGAGTGTACAACCCAAGGGCGTTTACATGTACCCGGAGATGCCTCTACAGAGACCGCTAGCGCCTGTGGTGATTGCTTACCTACACATACAGAAGAGGACGGTACTTGTACAGAATGGACTGACGGTGGTCCTACAGAAGAAGAGTGTACTGAGCAAAACAGAGTCTATAGGCCTAGCAATGGGACAGGGAAGGATAGTTCCTGTGGTGGTTGCTTGGGAGGCTTTGAACTTGGAGGAACAGAGGGAACTGAATGTGTACCAGAAGGGGTTGAGGAGCCTTGTACCGGTAATCAAATTAGGAACGAGGAAACTAGGGAGTGTGAAGACCCACCGCCTACCTTTGAAGAAGGACAGCCTTGTACTACTGAAGACGGCAAGGCAGGAACTTATGACTCCGAAGGTGGCTGTGTTCCTGACTGGGAAAACACAGGACCTTCTGTAGACGACTGCGCAGCCTTGGGTAAAACACACATATCTGGCGATCCCTCGGAACAGCAGGCTAGTGAATGTGGCGGGTGTATAAACCCTACATGGGATCCTGTAGGAGCCAACGGTGAGTGTGTAGCTCCGGAGTGTGATGAAAGCACTTTTAAAGAAGAAGTAACAGAAACAACTACAGTACCTTACGGAACAGCAGCGAGACCACAGGCACCTACGTATACAGAAATAAACGGTGTGTGTACTAAAACTACTTATGAGGTTGTTGTCGCAGATCCTACACAAGCAGACTGTGAAGCCGAAGGTAAAGTCTTGGGTGAAGGTAGACGAGGTAAGACTTGTGTTGAGCCTCCTGTAGAAGAAACATGTACGAACGGAGCTATAGACGCGCCAGAGTGTAAGGACTGTGGGGATGGCTCTACTCCAGATCAACACGAAAACAACGACTGTGGGAAGCCTCTTAAGGTTACAGATGATACATGTGGTCCTGATACGTTTACTAAAGAAAGAACAGTAGAGGTATCTGTAGGTTACGTAGATAAAGTTCAGGACCCGACTACTGAGTATAAGGTAGAAAACGAGGAGTGTACAAAAGTAACTACAATTTACGTGTCTGCTCCTAATCCCGAGGTTGTAAACTGTGGTGACGGCAAGCCTCCTGAAAGTGAGGAAGGGTGCGTGGAGTGTCCAGAAGGTTCACGTTTTTCAAGCGCTTCTAGTTTAGCAGCTTGTGGTGCTCCTCCACCTCCCCCACCTCCCCCACCTCCGCCACCTCCGCCTCCTCCGGTCTGTGGTGATGGTAAACCTCCTGAAGGTGAGGACGGGTGCGTAGAGTGTCCGGAAGGTTCACAATATACTAACGCTTCTAGTTTAGCTGCTTGTGGTGCTCCTGTAGAGTGTAACGCAGAGAATGTCACATCTCAAGTTAACTTAACTGAGACTGTACCATTTGGTGATCCGATACCTGACCCGACGACAACTTACGAGGGTAATGGTACTCAATGTGTTGCTACTACGACAACTTATGTGGAGGGTCCTAACCCTTGTGCAACCATTGACGACAGTAATTACGAAGAATGTGGTTACGATAAATGCGAAGAGGGTAGTGAATCCCCTTACGTTAAAGACGGCGCAGAGTGCATAGCTTCTGTAGTAGAGTGTACAGACCCTAATAGAAACACAAACGAAGACGGTAGTTGTGCAGAAGGGTGTAAAGAAGGCTATAGGCTTCAACCGGGAGAGGGTGGAGAAACTCTCTGCTTACCTCCTCAGATCGTGTGTTGGGATAACACCTTAGCGTTCACAGAAGGCGAGTGTCCTGAGGAGCCTCAGATTGAATGTTGGGATGGAGAAATAGTCAACGACGCATCTAAGTGCTCTGAGGAGCCTCAGATTGAATGCTGGAACGGAGAAATAGTCAATGATTTATCTAAGTGCTCTGAGGAGCCTCAGATTGAATGTTGGGATGGAGAAATAGTCAATGACGAATCCAAGTGCTCTCCGGAGCCTAATGAGGTAGACTGTGAAGCAAAAAATAGGGTACAAAAGACACCTTATGAGTGCGGAGAGTGTCTTCCTAACTTTAAGCTTGAGGGCGGCTTGTGTGTTGCTCCACCTGAATGTAACGCTGATACTGCTACGGCTCAAGTTAACTTAACTGAGACAATACCTTTTGGTGATCCTTTACCTGATCCCACGACAACTTATGAAGACGACGGTACTCAGTGTGTTGCAACTACAGTTACCTACGTCAACGAAGAAGGCACTTGTCAGCAAAGAGGCCTTATAGAGTACGAGGGAGAGTGCTACGATTGTACAACTATAGATAAGGACAACTTTAGGGCTTGTAACGGTGTTCCTTGTGGTAATGGCGTATTTGCAAAAACACAAGAAGAGTGTCCGTCTACAGACGTATGTAGTGGCGATGGCTTGTATCCTGAGGAAGGTAAAGAGTGTGTAACTTGTCCAGCTAACACACCAAACGCAGGTAAGTCAATGTCTACTTTGGCAGCCTGCGGCGAGCCTATTATAGTAGGCCCGGAGTGTGAGGACCCTCAGACTGACGAAGAGAAGTTAGAGTGTGGTTGGGTAGAGTGTCCTAACGGTGGGATAGCCGAGAACTTAGAAGCCTGTGGTGACACAACTGTAACTACTTGCTTAGACGAGACAGCAAACAACTTTAATGAAGAAGGCCCTTGTGTCTACGGCCCTGTAGAAGATATTTGTGAGAACGGTGCTATAGACTACCCTGAGTGTACTGAGTGTGCTGATGGTAGCCTACCTGACTTTGAAACAGGGTGTGCTGAAGGTCCAATAGAGGATCCCTGTGATGACCCTGTGTACGCCGCAGAGAACCCAACAGAGTGTACCTCAGGACCTGACTGCGTTGACTGTACGTGTCCTGAGTACGCCGCAGCTAACCCTGAAGAGTGCATAGGTACTCCTCCTCCTCCTACTGGGGGTGGCGGTGGTGGCGGTGGAGGAGACCAAGGAAAGATAGAGCCTATAGAGATAGGAATTTCCGGAGACCCTGAGCTTCTAGCGAGACAAGAGTTCCCAATTACTGATTACTTAAGCGGCTTATTTACAGGTAGAAGATAATATGACATACTTAGATTTAGTAAATAATGTCCTAAGAAGGATACGAGAAGAGGAGGTTACTTCTGTAGCCTCTAACACCTACAGCAAGATGATAGGTGACTTAGTTAACGACGCTAAGGAAAACGTAGAGACTGCTCACGACTGGGCAGCACTTAGGTACACCTTAAACATCAACACTACAGCAGGTATATTCAACTATGTTCTCACAGGCAGTAAAAACACACCAAAGGCTCTTACGGTTATTAACGATACTACTAATGTTTTCATGGAGTACCGTAGTTCTGACTGGTTTGATAACAAATACCTTGTACAAGAACCCGTCTCAGGTGCGCCTCAGTACTACACGTTCAACGGTGTTGACTCCAACGGAGATACTCAGATAGACATATACCCCAAGCCTGACAAGGTTTACGATATACAGTTTAACGCTGTAATCAGAGGAGACATTGTAGACGAGAACGGCGCAGTGATTCGTCCTTACTTGTTAACTAACGATACTGACAAGATGCTGATTCCTCCGATGCCTGTGATACATCTAGCAGTGGCCTTAGCAACCCGTGAAAGAGGTGAGGCAGGAGGAACTACGGCTTTAGAGTACTTCGCGTTCGCCTCTAAATACTTAAGTGACGCGATTGCCTTAGACGCACAGAAGCACCCTTATGAAACTGACTGGTATACCCCATAGGAGTTAGTGTATGTCTGAACCACTCCAGAGTATAAACCTAGTCGCTCCTGCGTTCAAGGGTATCAACACAGAGGATTCTCCGTTACAGCAGGACCCTTCGTTTGCTGACGTGGCAGATAATGCTGTCATCGACAAACGTGGGCGTATTGCTGCACGTAAAGGTAACGGTGTTTTAACCACAGATGCTTCTTTGTTAGGCACTGACTATGTGCACCACATGCATTACTTCTTTGATGATGCAGGAAATTCAAAGTTATTTAGCACAGGTAACTCTAAGATACTTTCAGGAACTACAACCTTGGTTGACGAGACACCATCTGGTTACACCATTGGTAACAACAACTGGAAGATGGTAAACTTTAACAACGCTGCTTATTTCTTCCAAAGAGGACAAGAGCCTTTAATCTACACTGACACAGGTGGGCTAGAGACATTTGGAGACTACAACGGTGTATCCACAAACGCCAAGTATTACTGCCACGAAGCTTTAGCAGCCTTTGGTAGGCTCTGGATAGTTAACAACTCTTCAGACACTCAAACTATTTATTGGTCTGATTTGCTCATAGGTACAGATTTTACAGGAGGTTCCTCAGGCTCTATAAACTTATCTAAGGCGTGGCCTGATGGGTTCGATGAAGTTAGAGCCTTAGCTGCCCACAACAACTTCCTGATAGTCTTTGGTAACCATAGCATCATAGTGTTTAAAGATGCTCAAAGCCCAGCTATTATGTCTATATCAGACACCGTTGCTGGGGTAGGGTGTGACTGCCGTAACTCTGTACAGTACACAGGAACAGATGTGGTATTCCTGTCCACCAGCGGCCTTAGGAGCTTCCAGAGGACTATACAAGAGAAGTCTATGCCTATAGGAGACTTAAGCTTAAATATTAAGACAGAGTTCCTACAGGCCGTAGAGGCAAGGACAGCGCCTACTAATTCTGTGTATAGTCCTGAGAACTCTTTCTATCTAATAGCGTTTCCAGATCAGAACACTACGTACTGCTTTGACTTAAAGGGTAGCCTAGAGAACGGAGCCTATAGAGTAACTAGATGGCCCTCAGTATCTTTTGAGTCTTTTGAGAGAAAGAAAGACGGCACTGTATACATAGGATCTTCAGCAGGAGTAGGGGAGTACGACGGGTACTCCGATAACGGATCTTCATATCGCTTTAGATATTACAGTCCCGGACTAACCTTTGGTGACCCCTCAAAGCTTAAGATACTTAAGAAGATAAGGCCTACCATCGTTGGTGCCAACAGCGCTACAGTATTTGTTAAGTGGGCCTATGACTTAGGAACTAACTTTAGAACACAAGAGTACACCGTAGGTAACCAGACTCCAGCCTTCTATAACATAGACGAGTATGATATAGGGGAGTTCACAGGTGGTGAGCTTGCCTCTAGGAGGCCCGTGAACACAACAGGTGATGGGACTATTATAACCATCGGAATGGAATCAGACATCAATGGCTTTCCTTTGTCTCTTCAAGAAATCAACATTCTAGTACTTATAGGTAAAACATTATGAGCAATTATACAGTAACAACGGACTTTGCAGCCAAGGACTCTCTGCAATCTGGTGATCCTGCAAAGATCATCCGTGGCTCAGAGTTTACCACAGAGTTTACAAACATAGCAGCGGCTATAGTAACCAAAGCTAACTTAGAGAGTCCTCAGTTTACTGGGGTGGTTACAGCGCCTACGCTTACAGTTTCAGGAACACTAACAGCAGGTCTTATTGACGGAGGGAGTTACTAATGGGTTTCTTAGCAGACATATTAGGAGGCACATCAGGCGAGTTCTACAGTGCGCTGCCTCCAGAAATACGTAACCTCTACGGGTCTTACAGTTCAGATGGTACATATACCTCAGGTATTCCTCAGGTAACAGCACCTCAGAACATAAGCTTTCAGCCTTACACAATAACCTCGGGAAACTTGGGGGACATTACTACTGATAAGTTCGGAGGAACTCAGTTTAACCTAGGCGAAAGTCAGCAGGCAATGCAGGACCAACTCTTAGGGGGTGCCTCAGACTTCTACCGTAACGCTATGCAGGACACCTCTGGTAGAGAGGCAGACATCTACAATCGTATGAGGGCTGCTCAGATGCCTGAAGAACAGCAGGCTATGTTGGACTTGGAAGAACGCTTGTTTTCCCAAGGGAGAGGCGGAGTAGCTACAAACCAATACGGGGGAACTCCTGAGCAGCTTTCGTTAAATATGGCTAGAGAAAGAGCCAAGAATGAAGCAATATTAGGAGCCATGGGTCAAGCGCAACAAGAGCAGATGCAACAGGCACAACTAGGCGGTATGTTCCAACAGGAAGGTTATGCACCTTTGGCTCAACTAATGAATGCCTCTAGTGCAGGAGCAGGCGCAGCAAGCATGGCTGATGTAGCTCGT